TTAAACAGGCTTCGGTGGCCATGTCACGGCATCAGGGTCCGGGTGGGTCTGCGGGATGTCCCTGAGGGCCTGGCGATACACCAGGAGGGCGTCGGCTTTCTGGGTGTTCGCGGTCTCCTGGGCGACCTGAATATCCACATCGGACTTGGCCAGCAGACGCCCCCTGACCGCCCTCACCTGCGCCCATCGCGCGGCCTGCTTGGCGGCAGCGTCTATCACGACTTTGCCGGCGGCTGAATCCCATCGCCACGCAGCCCTGGATGCCCGCACCTGGTCGGGGTGGGGGATGTACCCAGGCGCCCCGGATCCATCATCCTCGACTGCCACGACGGCGCCGCGATCGACGGGCAGATCGGACGCCAGGACGGTGGCCACATGGACCGCGCCATCCGGCCCATGAGCGCCCAGCTCTGCCAGATACTCCTCATCCGTTTCGGCGGGGCGCAGCGGGCGCACCGGGATGACCACCGCCACGGACCCGTCGGCATTGGCAAAGATCAGTCTGTAGTCATGGATGTTCACCTTTATTGCCTCCCGAAGAATACCAGCTGGACATAGGCAGAGTCGTGGACATTCAGTCCATCGTCATATGTGACTACACGGTAGGCTGATGGAGTCTGTGGCACCGCCTCCTTCGTCGTCACGATCGTGTACTCCGTGGGCGAATCGTTCGCGCCGGCCATTCCGGCCGCGGCGTAATTGGCGTCGGAGAACGGGGTGGCGAAATTGACGGTATAGTCGCCCGTCCCATTGTCGGTGATTGAGGCTACGTTGAATCCGCCACGGATGGCGACAGTGCCGGTGCCGTTGAATGACACCCACGCCTTCGCGCACCCATCGTGCTCGCCCAGCGTGGCTGGCGTCACGGCCCGGGAGGTGTCCGTCCCCGCCTGGACCTCGGCGGCCGTGGCCAGCTCCACGACGCCGGGAGCGGCATCGGTGGCCTGGCTGACCGTGGCGTCATCCATCCACCAGGTGTCCACTCCGTTGCCGATGAGGGCGAGGCGGCCCACCAGCGTGGCGCTCGCCGCGCCCTCGATGGTGTCGGCGCCGGCCGGGTCGATGGTCACCGTGTTTGCCGTCCCGTCCATACGCACGAACGTGAACCGCGCAGCGCTCAGATCGCTGGCCGCCGGCAGGGTGATGGTGATATCGCCCCCAGTCGCGTCCACCACCACCAGGCCGGCATCGGCCAGGGTCAGGGTGGCCGTGGCCGCCACGCTGGTGACGTGGCCGCCGTAGAGCCGCCGCAGCGCTTCCAGCAGCTGCGTGCTGTCCAGTTTGTCCAGAGCCTCGCCGCCGGCCTCGATGACTCCGCAGACCTCCTCCTGGACGGCATTCAGCCAATCGTCGGTGACGACGGTCGCGGGCACTCCGCCGACCGGGTCGCCCTCGGTGAACCGATTGCCCGGCGCGTATCCGGGTCCGTCGATGCGATGCACGGCGCTACCTCCTATTGGTAAGAGAAGATGACATGGGTATGGGCCGGGCGCAGGCGCCGGATCAGGCATTCCAGCTGCGAGTTGCCCCAGGAGGCCAGCGCTTCTCCGGCCTGCCCTCCGGCCCGGAACGGCGTGACGGTATCGGCGGCCGAGATGACCACCCAGGCGAATCCCCAGTCGCCGTTCGTCAGGGCGTCTCCGGCCGCAGACCCGGCGACGAAAGGCGCGTACTCTGCCACCTCGATGGCGTAGCCATACAGCGCGGCCGCGGCGATGTAATAGGCGGGAGACTGTCCTCCGACCGCCGTCAGGCGCGCCAGCAGTACGGCGCGGCGTCCCGCCAGGGTCGCAGGCTCGGTGACGCACGAGTCGGGCAGGCCGGCGAACGCCTCCCACTCCTCCAGCAGCTCGAAGACGGTGCGCGGGTCGGTCTCATCGATGATCCCGCCCGCGCGAATATCGGCGCGGGAGTACTCGCCGGCGAGCGCCTCCAGCAAGCCGGTGAGCACCGCCCCAGGCTCCCGCGTCCACGCTGCCCCGCGAGGCAGGAGCGCCTGCAACTGCTGGAGGTAGTCGCCGACCGTCATGCCCATGTCAGCGTGCCCAGCACGTGGATCTCACCCGTCGCCGCGGCCACATCCGCCGCTGGAGCGACCAGCACATGATCAGTCTCGCCGGCGGCCAGGCTGATCGCCTCGCGGACATGGGAGATAAGGATCGTGCCGCCAGGCTCCGCCTCGCGCCGCAGCAGGTCCTCGATGTTGGCCGTCACCGCCTCCCTGACGGTGGCTGTGTTCGGGGTGAGCTGGATGGTCATATCGAGCGGCGCCGGCGTCGGCGCCACCACGGTCACATCGGCGGTCACGGGGCGGAGCGCGTCGATATAGTCCTGCACCGCCTGGACCTCGGCGGCGTCAGGGATGAGGTCATCGTCATCGTCGCGCACAAAGCGCACGGAGACCGTACCGAGGCCGAGCTCCGCCGGATACACCCAGGCCCGCGTCACCCCGGACACCTCCAGCGCCCAGGCGACATAGTCGTGTGCGGCACCCCCGTGGGGGGCGGCCTGAACCCGCAGCCGCAGCCGCTCCCGCAGCGCCTCGTCAGCCTCCTCGTCCGCGCCGCCCGTCAGCCCGCCGGCGGCCACGGTGGCGCCGCTCTGCACGCCGGCGACAGGTGACACCAGCGACAGCGATACGCCCTCCACCGCACTGGTATCCTGCCCGGCGGTCGTCGCGGTCACGGCGGCGGTGGCCGCGCCGGCGACCAGCGTCACCTCGGCGTCGGTCGCATACTCCACCCCGTCCGCGCGCTGCAGCAGCGTGCCGGCAGGGACAACGGAGCCCGTGGCGCCCGAGAGCGCGACATTGCCCGTGGCGCCCACGGCGGGCTTGCGCGCCAGCCCCCACCAGTCGGCCCAGCGGTCCAGGATCTCCGCCTCGGCCGTGTCCGGCACCACCTGGCGGCTCACCCAGTCCAGATGCCCGTGCAGCCCGTGCGTGGCCCCGGCGAGCGCCCGGGCCAGCACACCGAGCACCGACCGGCGCAGGCGCGGATCGGAGCCCGGCAGGCGGCTCTCGATGTCCGCCTGGATGCGCTCGATGAGCTGCAGCAGTGTCGGCCGGTTGAACGCCATTTACAGCACCTCCAATGGGTATTCGAAGACATCGCTCCAGCGGCTGCCATCGGCCAGCCGGATACCGGCCCGCAGACCCAGCAGGCCGGCCCTGACCCACTCAGCATCCACCTCGACAGCCAGCGCCGCGCCGTCCTCGACGAGCCAGGCCAGTGCCTCCTCCGCATATCCACGGGCCCGCTGCAGCACATCCGCTGTCTGCTTTTCCCGGGAGAGCAGCCACAACCGCGACCCGATCCGATCCCCGCTCACCTCCGGCCAGGCATCCGCCCACCAGCCGCGCCGGTCGGTGTCATGCGGCGCCCCGGGGAGGACGTCGTCACGCTCCGCGCGGCGGTCGCTGAACAGGCTCACGATCACCGCCGCCCGCATGCCGCTCTCCGACGCCAGGTCGGCGCCGGAGAGGGCCAGGTCGAACCGCCGATCGCCGTCGTAGGTCAGCGCGATATCCATGGGTCACATCCCCTGGTCCGGCACGCCCGTGGTGCCGCCCGAGTCGCCGGGGTGGGTGTGGCCGTTGTAGGTGTCGCGCACCCCCTGCACCGACCCGGTGTGGTCCGTGATATCGCCGCCGGCGTCGATGTCGCCGCTCACCGCCAGATTGCCGTGGATGGTCACGTTGCCGTCGTGGGTCGTCGTCGCCGTGATGTGACAGGTGGGCGCGGTCACCTCCAGGTGCTGCACCGCTGTCACCCGGATCCGGTCCCGCATCAGGACCACCGCATTGCCCAGGTCGTCATAGAGGGCCACCTCTCCGGGCGCGAGATTCCGCAGGCGGAAGCCGCGATGGACAGCCGAGAGCAGCACCGTGTGCGAGCGGTCGCCGCCCAGGCTGGCGGCGACGCCTTCCCAGCCATCGGGCGGCACCGCCGTGCGGCCATAGCCCTCCACGTGCTCAACGCCGTCCAGCAGCTCGCCCTTCAGCAGCTCGATCTGCACGGTCTGCAGCAGCGCGGTCGGGTCCACCAGGCGGCCCACGGCGCGGCTGAGCATCATCCTGATGCGCCTGCGGATCGGAGCGGTCAAGCGGCCAATGGCGTCGCTCACCACACACCCCCGTCGTCGTCCTCTGCCGGCAGCGGCACCAGGTCATAGGCCTCGACCGGCATCACGGTCAGGCGGGTGCGCCGGCCCCGGGCGTCAAGCACGAACTCCGCCGTCCCGATCATCAGCCACTCATCCTCGAACCCCATCCACGCATCAATGACGCGCACGAGGGTGTTCGGCGCCCAGAGCCCGTCGCTATGCCGCCAGCCCGTCACCGTGTAGGTGGCCTGGCGGGATCGGCCGTAGTTGACGTTGCGCTGCCACTCGGCGCGGCGCTTGGCCTGGGCGGCATCCATGCTGTCAATCGGTACGGTCGTAGGCCTGTAGCGGACATGCACATCGCTCGACTCGCCAGTGATGTGTGCCGCCATTTCCGGCTGATCGTCATTCCAGTTCGGCTGCTGCGTGCTGACGTAATAGTGGCTAAACCGGTCCCGCTCGCTGAACTCTCCATCCGCCTCCTCGATGTTCTCGCCCAACACCAGCGCCGTGCCTACGCGCTCGCCGCTGGCGCGGGTAATCACCAGGCTGCCGTCAGATCCACTCACCAACATCACGGCATCAGCACGTGAGTGAGACTCAAGGAACTCGAAAAGCGTTTCGGTATTTTCAATCACTGACACCCGGCGTTTGGTCAGCCCAGATACCAATGACCGTGACTCGATCCCGACGAGCCCACACACATACTTCGAGAGCTCCAACAGGGTCTGCTCTCGCTTCTGCACGCCGTCCAGCTTGTGCGGAGGGAGCGAGCAGTCCACCAGGTCAGCCGTCTTCGACCGGCCCGACACGGTCAGCCGCCTCGACCTGGCGTCATGCCCGGGGCGGATGCGATCCACATAGCCGGTGATCAGGGTCTCGCCGTCGATGCGAACCTGGCATGGAGACCCCAGCCTGATGCCGCGGGCCTGTCCGGCCTCTGTATCGGTCAGCGTCAGGTCGAAAGTGTCGGCGAAGATGTCCAGTGAGCGGCGCACACTCACCTCCTTCCAGCCGCCATAGGCGCTGCCGTTGAGCAGGAGCTGCACGTCAGGCATTCAGCACCTCCAGTTCGATGCCGCCGGGCACGAAGCCGGGGTGGCGGATATGGTTGCGCTCGACGATGCCGCCGTCGCGGGCGGCGTCGCCGTACAGGCGGTGCGCGACAACCAGGGCCGGCAGGGTGGCGGCGGGGGTGTGGCGCACCAGCTCCGGCAGCCGCTCGCCGCGCACCCTCAGATCCGTGGCCACGGCGGCGCGCAGCGAGGCCAGCGCCTGGTAGGCTGAATCGCCGATGGGCGATCCCGTCACCGGGTCGGTCGCCTCCATCTGCGCATCCAGCGCCTCCAGCAGCGCCTCGCCGGTGGCCAGCGCCTCGTCGCGGCTGGCGTAGCTCGCCCGGCTCGCCGAGCGGCAGGCCTCTACCACGGCCGCCTGCCGGGTCAGGCGGTGCAGGGCGGCGCTGTCGCTCGCCTGGCGGCGGCGAGTGGCCGTGGTGATGGGAATGTCCAGGCTGTCGCTGCCGGCGTCGAACAGGCGCTTGTAGAGCACCAGGGCCCGCAGCGGCTCGCTGGCGGCGGCGCCCAGCCGCTGGACGGCGCCGACGATGGCGGCCGCCAGGTTGCCGGGCGTGCGGATATCGGCGGCCACGGCGGCGGCGGCGCCGGATACCTGCGCCTCGACGGCGGCCAGCGTGCCGATGATGTCATCCGCCAGCGCATCGATGGCCCAGGCGGGCAGGCCGTCCACGTCATAGGCGGCGGCGAAGTCTCCCGAGGCAGCCTCCAGGGCGGAATCTGCCTGCGCGTCCGCCTGCCAGGCGGTATCCGTCCCGGCGGTCGGGAAACGCAGCTCGCCGGACTCGATGAAAGTCAGCCGGAAGGAGGCGCGCCCGCCCTCGCGGGTGGATTCGCGCACCACGGCGGGCTCCGCCAGGGAGACCGTCAGGGTGCCGTACCACGGATGCACGAGCGTACCCGGACCCGCCTCCTCCAGCGCCGCGATCAGCGCATCCCGCGCTGCCAGGTAGTCGCCTCCGGCCAGGCTGCCGTCAACGAACACGTCCGCCACGAACTGCCGCGCCTTCCGCCCCAGGTCCTCCACATAGGGGATATCCCGCAGCGGATACTCGTGCACCTCGGCCCGGCGCCCAACCGTCACCTCGGAGCCGGGAACGATGAACCGCGCGGAGCGGAACCGCCCCACCAGCGTTGCGCCGCCCTCACTGCGCGCCTTGAGGGTGTCGCGCCAGCTCATGCTAGACTCTCCTGTAGACGCCGGATGAAGGAGCATTCGCCATGCGTTACATCGCCCTTATGGCCGCGCTGATCGCGGCATTCTCCACCCAGGCGGCCGAGCCGACCACGCCACGTGGGATCGTCATGGCCCATGAATGCGAAACCACAGACCCAGCCAGAGCCGGGTTCTCCTGCCACTTCGATTCGGGCGGCATGATGATCGTCATGCACGAAGACGCTGACGAGATGACGCCAGAGCGACGCAAGCGCACTGACTATGAGTTCTACCGCCTCGCGCTTCGTTTCTTTGAGCTCGGCGGCCATAGTTTCGAGGTGCGCTCTGACCACTGGAGCAAGGATCGCGTGCGGACCTGCGTCCGCATCAAGGGGAAACCCTTTTACGAATACACCTGCCACAGCCAGACCGTAAGCGACTAGCCTCACCAAGCACCCCCGGCGCGAACACCCGCCTCAGTCTCTACCTCCAACCCCAACGCACTGCTATAGGAGCGCGGGCGATCCGTCCGCGCTTCTGCGCCGCGCTCCGGCCTGACCCTGACCACCACCTCTCCGCGCATGGGCTCTGCCTGCTCGTTGGCGGCGATGGCCCGCCGGGCCTCCTCGTTGCCGAACCAGGCCAGCACCCGGGCGATGCCTTCGCCCAGCTTGTCGCCGAACGCCCGGCCGCCGGCGGTGCCGTTGATGAGGGTGTCGTTCAGCAGCGTGCCCGCGCCGTAGCCGGCCGCGCCGGCGGCGCCCACCAGGCCCGCCCGGCCGGCCAGCCGCGCCAGGGCGCCCGCCCGTCCCGCCGTGCCCGCGGCAGCGCCACCCGCTGCCGCGCCCAGCAGTCCCTCTGCCGGCCAATTGGTGACGAACACCGGCGCCACGCCGGTCGCGGCCTCCACCGCCTTGCCGGTGGCGATGCCGGCGGCTGCACCGCCGACACCCCTGAGGCCGGCCAGGACACGCAAGCCGGCCGCGCCGCCCTGGGCGATCTTCGCGGCCCCGTAGACACCCAGGGCGCCGGCGATGCCGATGCCGCCATAGGTGACCGCCTTCCCGATGTTCTCGTGCTCCAGGGCCGCCTTGCCCAGCGCCGCCACCCACTCGTTCGTCTTTTCCACCAGCGCCGTGAGCGGTGCGAGCGCTGGCTCGAACAGGATGGCCAGCGTGGATTTTCCGGTCCCGCCCAGGCTGTCCATCTGCCGATTGAATCCGGTCATCTGCTGGTTGAGCTTCTCGGTCAATGGAGCGGCGTCATGCATGGACTGCACGATCTGCTCGAAGCTGCCCTTGCCCTGGTTGAGCAGCGCCAGCGCCACCGGCAGCCCCTCCTGTCCGAAGATCTTGGTCAAGAAGGTGGTGAGACGCGCCTCCCCCATGCCGGCCGTCCGCCGGCGCAGCGCGTCGATGATCTCCACCGTGCTCTTCAGGTTGCCGTTGGCATCCTTCAGCGCACGCTGCTTCGCCGCCTGGATAAAGAAGTTCTTCAGGCTGGTGCCGGCCATCGTCCCGGTGACGCCCACCTGGGCCATGACGGCCACCAGCGCCAGCATCTCGTCGGAGCTGCGGGAGAGTGACGCCAGAGGTCCGGCGGCATACTTGGCCGACTCGGCGATCTCGGCGGCGCCGACGGTCGAGGCCGATGCCGCGCGCGAAATCTGATCCGCGAGGCCGGCGTACCCATCAGCCGCGATCTTGAACGGGGTCCCGATGCCGATGAGCGCCGTGCCGGCCAGCACGGGGTCCATGCGCTCGTAGGTCGCCAGCGCCGCTGCGGCAGCCGCGGCCCCTTTCTCGCCGATGACTGCCTGCACCTCGGCCCCGGCCTTCACGAGCTCCTTCTCCAATGCCACGATCTGACCGATATCGAACGGGGTATAGGCCTGCACACCGAACGCGGTCTTTCGCACCTCGGTCATGTGCCTGGCGAGCTCGGCGGCGTCCGTGTTGGCCCCGGAGAGCTCCGATCGCACCCCGATGAGCTCGCCCTGCAGCGCCCCGGCCGCTGCCACGCCAGGGCGCAGCTTCGCGGCGATGTACCCGGCGCCGGCCAATGCCTTCACCCCGCGGCTCATCGAGGTGACCATGCGGTCGTAGTCCTTTTGCACCCGCCGGGCCGCCTCGCCCGTGCCGGTAATCCGCTCGCGCAGCCGACGCAGCACGCCGCTGGCCAGGTCAGCGGCGGTGATGGTCAGTGCGAGCTTTAGTGCGTCAGACATCGGGCTTGCGGTCTCTCGGCTGGCTCATCTCGATGAGCGTGTCAGCGTAGTAGGCGGCCTCTTCGGCGGGCAGGGCCAGGATCTCGGCCCGGCTCCACCCGGTGCGCACCGCCAGCAGCAGGATCAGGTCGTGCCATCGCCTCCGCTGGCGGACTGCGGCTTTCCCATCGTTTCGAGCTCCCGCATCGCGTCATAGAGGATGGCGAAATCATCGGGCGACAGCCGCCGCACGATCTCGTAGTCGATGGGGCCCGGCATGTCGCCGAGGAGCACGAGCTGGCGCGAGATGAGCGCGCCGTTGTAGGCCAGCTGGCGCTCGGGAGGCGCCAGCGCCTCGGCGTCGAACATGTCCCCGGCGGTAGCCGGGCGCATCTCGAATGACTTGGCCAGCCGGCCGCCGATCTCCACCCCGTCCTTCAGGTCCCTCTTGATCGTCTTCATGTCCGCCTCACATCCGGTCGAAGGAGTCGCCCACCAGGCGGATGGCCGACTTGCCGGTGCTGGAGTCGATCTCCACCGGGTTCTCGACCGACGCACCGCGCATCACGTACTTCTGGCCGGTGTCGGCCTCGAAGATGACCGTGGCGCCATCGATGGCGGAGAGCGCCAGCACGTCCGTCTCGCTGGTATGCAGGATGTTGCCCTCCACCGACGGCGCCACCTCCTCCTCGCGGGAGTAGGTGCGTCCGCCGTGGCGCTCGAACTGGCGGGCGATGCCGCCGGGGTTGGCCTTGGCGCCGTTCTCCATCTCCAGGCGCGCGCCGTCGATGAAGATCGTGGCCTTGCCGATAATCTGTGCCATGGCTGCGTCTCCTTATCCTTACACGATGAACTGGATCTGCTCGGCGAAGATGCGCAGCTGGTTGACCAGATTCGGGGGGCTCATCACGTCCACCCGGTTCGGATCGTCGGCGTTGCGCTCCACGATAAGATCGGTCTTGTACTGGTCGAAGTCCTCCACCAGGCCGCGCTCCTCCAGCTCGCGGAACAGCGCCAGCAGCTCGGCCCGGATGATGGAGGGGGTGACGATGGCCTGGCCGGCGCCGAAGCGGGTGCCGTCGTCGGCCAGCTTATGGCGCGGGAACTTCTGGGTGATGCGGGCCCGGGTCGCATAGCGGATATAGGAGAGCGTCGCCGGCGTCGTCACGTCCAGGTAGGACGGGTCGGCCACGCCATAGCTGTTCGTCTGGTAGGTGGTGACGGCCCGCTCGATCTGCACCTTGCCGTCGCTGGTGACGGTATATGTGCTGATGCCGTCGTAGAGCAGCAGGTTGCGCTCCTCCATCGTCCAGCGGTCGGTCAGCGCCGGGGGCAGCACGCCGGGCAGCTGCAGGGTCTGCAGCGGCCGGGCCGGGTCATTGGTCAGCGCGAACGCGGAGACGCCGGCATAGACTGCCGCCCAGATCCAGGCGGGCGTGGGGCTGGCGCCAGTACCCATGCACGTGACCAGGTGCCCGTTGCGGCCCTCGCCGAACGTCCCGGTGGCGGCGTGGGTGCCCTTGTAGGCGGCGTAGGCGACCCCGTCCATCATCCGGGTCGGTCCCCAGCGATCGGAGAGCTCCGCCTCCAGGGCGTCCAGGTTGGCGGTATCGGTGTAGGGCATCACCAGGCTGTTCCACCACTCGTCTCCCATCGCGGCGATGGCCGTGGAGACATCCGGATTGGACGCTCCGCCGCTCATGGCGGTGATGGTCACGGTGACGCCGACCGGGTCGCCCTCACCCTGGTAGTAGTTTGCGCGCAGGTCGATGCCATTGGCTGCCTCGCCCTTGTTGCGGGCGGTCAGATCCACCTGGGTGTCGGTCACGCCGTTGACCGCCGCGGTCACCGGCAGGGTGGTGTCGGCGTTGACGGCCGCCGCCAGAGCGGTGGCCACGGCCGCGCCGGCATCACCCGAGGCGATACCCACGCGCACCCGCTGGCCGCCGATATAGAGGCTGAGCGTGCCGCTCTGGGTGGCGGTGCCGGAGGTGTCCACACTGCCGACGGCCGCGCTCGCGGCACCATCATCGTCCAGCGCGATGGCCCAGGTCTCGGTGTAGCGGTTGGCTGCACGCAGCGCCTTTAGCATCTCCGCCAGCATGGAGCCGCGCCCGAAGGCGTCCTCGGCCTGGGCGTCTGAGGTGATGCGGGTCGGCACGGCCTCCGCAACGCTGCCGGCCGCCAGGCGCTGCCCGAGCACCAGGATCTTGTGCGACACCGCCGGGGTGCCCTGCACCGCCCGGGTATTGTCGAACTCCACGTACACCAGCGGCACACGGATGTTGGACGGGATCTCGTTGAAGCTGATCATCGCGTGTTACTCCTTTCTGGCAGCCGCCTTGGCGGCCTTGGTCTTGGCGGTGGTCTCCACCGGCACCACGTCGCCGTCCCGCAGGCGGCGCAGCCAGTAGCGGTCCATGGGCTTCTCCTCGCCGTCCTCTGCCAGGTGCGCTCCGTTGCGCGGGTCGCGCACCTTGACGCCTGTGGCTGGCTTGATCTTTCGCTGCGTCATCTCTCCTCCTATGCCTGGTCGAGTCCGGTCACGTGGTCATTCGCCGTCGGCTCGCCGTCGCCGGCGGCGATGTCGTAAACGGCATCGAAAGTCACGAAATCATCGATCGACGGCGCGGCCGCGCTGTCGATGAACGGCATGTTCGGCAGGTCGATCTCGATGGCATAGACCGATCCGCCGAGCTCGAACATCGCATCCTGGAACAGGTTGGCAACCCTCGCGCAGCTGAGCGACCCGACGCCGGAGACGGCCAGCCCGTCCAGCGCCGGCAGCAGCAGCTCCACGATCTCGTAGGCTCCGATGACCTGCGCGTTGCCGCGCCGGCGCACGGGCTCCACGGGCGCCTTCGTCACCACGTACACCACGAACCGGCCGGACACGTACCCGTCAGCGCGCCCCTTCGGGCCACCGAGGAACGCCACATACACCCCGGGCGCGAACTGCAACGCCCGGCGCAGCGTGTCCAGCGTCCATCCACCCGGCACGGACCCTGTCTCGCGCACCGTCGCGCCCAGCGCCCCGGTCGCAGCCGCCAGGATTGCGTCCTCTGTGTCCGCGATGATGCCCATTACTCCACCCCACCCACCTCGCCCTCGACCACCGCCCGGTCGCGCTCGTCGGCCCGCCGCATGGCGTCCGACCGGGTAGGGTGGGAGGTCACCCAGTGCCGCGCGTCGCCCCACAGGCAATGCCGGGCCTCGTGCCAGATCTCCGCCTCGGTGGCGTCGAGCGGCAGCGTGATGGCGCTGAGCATGGTCATCACGACGAGGAACCACCGGGTGCTGCGCTTGATGCTGATCATGGATGATCTCCTGTGGTCACAGCCCCAGCGCCGCCCGCTCACCCCGCCCCCAGGCCCGCACGCTCTCGACGTGCGCCTGGTAGGCGGCGATCGCATCGGCCTCGCCGGGCTCCAGGGCATAGGTGCCATTGAGCGCGCCCACGGCGATGCGCGCCAGGTAGAGCTCCTCATCGAGCGGATAGGCGTCCCGGATCCGCTGCTGCATCCGCTCGTAGATGAGCCGGCAGTGGGGGCTGGCCGCCTTGATGCGCTCGCGCAGAGCGTCATCGAGCGCAACCGTCTCAAGGGTGGTGATGGCCTCGGGCACGACGGGCACGCAGCCGTCCGGGACGCTGATATAGGTCCAGCCGTCGAGCTCGCAGAGCTCGGTGATGCACTCGCCGATGTCGCCGTCAGGGCCGCGCACGGTGTGCGTGGTGTAGGCGTCGGTGACTTTCTGGTAGCGCATGATAGAGGTCATTATTCAAGTCCTTCGCGGTGCCGAGCATGTGCTGCAGTGACCGGGTGCGCCGGGCGTGGCCGAGCAGTGAGACGGCCGATTCCAGGTGCCCCGCCTGGACGGCGCGGCGGTAGTGGTGGAGGGCGTGCTTGCGCACCCAGCGCCCGGAGCGCCAGGTGCGGTAGCCGCAGAAGTTCACGCCGCGCTTCACGCGGTGGATGCTGGTGCGGGAGTACTCCAGGCCCAGGCGCTCGCGCAGGAAGGCGCCGATGGCCGCCCGGTGGGCCAGCGCCTGGTCGCGGGTCAGGCCGATGAGCACGGCGTCGTCCACGTAGCGGGCATAGTGGTGCACCTTCAGCTCCCGCCTCACGAAGTGGTCCAGCGGGTTCAGGTAGATGAGCGCGTAGAGCTGTGAGAGCAGATTCCCGATGGGGATACCCTTCCCGGTCTCCATGTCGGCGAATAGGGCCATCACGTCGAGCAGCTGGCGATCCTTGATGCGCCGCTCGATAAGCCCAAGAAGCACGCCCCGATCGATGGAGTAGAAGAACCGCCGGATATCAATCTGCAGCACGTAGTCGTCGCCGTCGCAGGCCATGAGCGCCTGGTGGACATGCTCCGATGCGGCATGGGTGCCCTTGCCGGGGCGGCAGGCGAAGCTCTGGTCGATGAATGTGCGCTCGAACAGCGGCATGACCACCCGGTAGATGGCGTGCTGAACCACGCGGTCACGGAACGCCGGCGCGTGGATGGTGCGCGGCTTGGGCTCGTAGACCTGGAAGCAGTGGTAGGGCCGCGGCCGGTAGCTGCCATCGTGCAGCGTCCGGTGCAGGTGCTCCAGCTGTGCGCCGAGTCGCCGCTCGAAGGCGTGACAGCTGCGGGTCAGCCGCTTGCCGCGCCGGGCCTCCAGGTAGGCCTCGTGCAGCGCCTCCGGGGTAAAGCAGGTGTCGAACAGGTTTCCGTACCGCTTCATGAGATCCGCTCCCTGGTCCTCGCTGTCGCTACCGAAAAGGGCTCGGTACCGCTGATTTCGCCCAAGGCAGGACGCCGCCTCCCTGTGGCTCCACTGTTCCTCTGCAGGATATGAGGAGGAGCCGCAGTCCGCCCGGAACCCCACGTTCACGTTGGAGTTGTTGCGGGCGTTGTTCCAGTTGGCCGCCCACACCCCGGCATTCGAGGAGTTGTTCCAGTTGCCGCCGGAGATCAGCGCGAGCATGTCAAGACGCCGCCCTTTCGGTCGCGATCCATCCGCCGATCATCCGCCCGAGCTCATCCACCATCCGGCTGATGGTCTCGTAGCGGTGACGGCCCTGCGCCTCGGGCGACCGATCCGAGGCGTTGTCGTGATGGCCGAAGTAGCCCAGCTCATGCGCCAGGCGCAGCTGCATCCGCAGCCGCTCGTGGGCGATGTCCAAGCTCGTTAACGTGGTCTTCTTGTGATACCGCTTCTGCGCCTCGATGATGAGGTCGTAGACCTCATAGGCGGTGTTGCGAATCCGGCTCGCGAGCGCGTACTTCTCGTGCCGCGGGAAGTGGTTCAGATACAGGTTGAGCTGGCGCGCGAAGGCCAGGAACTTGCCGTCCAGCCGCGCCTCGCCATGTATCGACCGCACATTCATCTCGCTATCGCTCGCCCTGACAGAGTCACAAATAACAGGCCGCCCGGAACCCCACGTACACGTGGGAGTAGTAGCGGGCGTAGTCCCAGTGGGCCGCCCACACCCCGGCAGCCGAGGAGTAGATCCAGTGGCCGCCGGAGATCAGCGCGAGCTGATCCGTGGCGCGCTGGTAGTAGTAGTCCTGACCGAACAGGTTGGTACCGGCTGTGCTGAGCCCGCCGGAATCCTGCGGCAGGCCGAGACCGGCCAGCGCCCAGCCCTCGCCGGAGACCGCGGCGGAGATGACCTGGCCGGCGCCGTCGCCGAACTTCTGCGTGTAGCCGTTGCCGGCCGCGTAGCTCGTCTCGAAGGCGGGATGTATCGCCTCCATCATCGCCGCCACGCCCGTGGCGCCCCAGTGGTCGGTGGCCAGGCTGTTGCCGCTGGTGAAGTCCTTCATGGCCGTCGCCGTCTGGGCGGCGTACCAGCCCCCCTTGCGGGCGGTGCCTCCGGAGACGTAGGCGGTGAATGCCGTACTGTCGCAGCCGTCCAGGCTGAAGGTATTCGCGTCGATGGCGGTGATGGTATAGAGGCGGCTGTTGACCTCCGTCATGCCCACCACCGAGTAGATCTCGACGATGTCCCCGGTGGACCAGCCGTGGCCGGTGAGGGTCACCACGGCGGGATTCGCCTGGGTGATACCCTCGATGGCCTTCGCCTCGGCAACGCAGGTGATCCCGGTGGAGACCTCCCACATGTCACCATTCAGATCCATCACGCCGCATGGCTGGCCGTTGTGGGCCACCTTGCCCGCAGGCGTCCCGCTGCCGGTCTTTCCGCAGTTGGGGTACCCGTCGGAGACGTAAGAGACCTCGGCGTCGTTCGCGTCGCCCAGGGCGTTGTTGTTGCAGCCCTTCGGGAAGTTCTTCACTCCGCCAGCGTCGTACCAGGCGCAGTGCGTCGTGGACGTTGCCGCCTGGCCGTGGGCCAGCGACAGCAGCGCCAGGGCGCCACGGATGAACCGCGAGGCGCAAAAGAAGGGCGAGGCGGCATCATAGACCCCGTTGGCATCGCCGCGCCCCTTCGGCGCATCCAGCGCCGCGGCGTAGTTGTTCGCGCCGCCGGCGGCGGTGATATCAGCCACCGGATTATGGTCGGCATGCGTACTGAGCGGCAGGCCGTTGGCCACGCTGCTGGCCACGTAACCGGTCCCGCGGGCCGTCTTCGAGCACTTGTACTTGTCCACGAAGAAGCCGCGCCGGGCCGCCCCGCCATCGTAGAACGCCCGGTGCAGCGCGTAGCCGGCCAGGTTCGCCGCGGCCACAGAGGAGAACGCGGACTCCGGCTGCACATCGACCCCGTTGCCGGCGATCTTGTAGTAGAACGCCGGCACCCACACCATCACGCTGCCGTCGTCATAGAGATAGTTGCCGTAGTTCGGCGAGGCCGGATCGGAGCTGCCAGGCAGCGTCGCGAACCCCGCAGGCAGCGCGCCAGGGTAGACCCCGACGCCGAACCCTTGGGCGCCTTGCACGCCGATGTCGTTGGTCACCGGCGCAGCCGAGCCGCCCCGCTGAGACCCCCACAAACCACCCGCCCACACGCTCACGCCAGCACCTCCCACACCGCGTCAGCGGTGGTGGCGGTGCAGCGCAGCGCGGTCACCGGCCCGAGCAGCGCGTCACTGGTGTCCGTGTCCACCTCGCCGTGTGGCCAGGCGATCCAGCGGGCGGTGCCCGCCTCCACATCGGCCCGCGGGCTGGTGGTGTACTCCACCAGGGCGGCGCCGCCGGCGCCTGGGTGGACGGACACAGAGGGCAGGCGGCCGGACCCGTTGATGGCCACCGGGTCGGTGGCTGTGCCCGCGGTCACGGTCTCGCTGAGCTCCGAGTGGCCGCTGGCCGGGTTGTGCTGGGTGTCTCTCATCAGTATCCACCTCCACCAAAGACGCTGCGGCCGCCATCGAACTCCGGCATGCCGGCCGTCGCCTCGGGCTCTTCGCCAGTGGCGGCCACCAGAGACACGCGCCCGGCGGCCAGGTCTCGCAGCCAGGCGATGGCCCGGTCGTAGTCGGCCTCAACCTTGTCCGTCGGAGCGTCGGAGTAGAGCTGGTAACGGGCGATGCGGCACGCGGCCAGGGTCAGGCTCGCCGGGGTCTCGGCGAGCGGCAGCTGGTAGCGGCCGCGCAGCCAGCCGTCGATCTCCGCGTCGGCATCCGCCAGGGCGCGGTCGATGACCTCGGTGTCGATGACGGTGTCACCGTCCCGGTCGGCGAGCTGCCGGATCTCGTCATCGCCGTACCGGTCGATGAGGTCCTGGAGCGTGCAGTAGGGCACAGGCTCAGCCCTCGCGCTCGACGACGAGCAGGGGGTCGGCCTCGATGGCCGCGATCTGCGCCTCGGTCAGCGCGCCGATCTCGATGCGCACCGGCTCGCGGCCGAACGACAGCCCGGCGCGCCGGCGGGGGCTGGAGCGGCGGGTACGCACTACCAGGGCGGCGGCGCCGTTCTGCTGCGTCGCCTCGATGCTCTCCGCCTGCGTCGCCTCGATGCTCTCCGCCTGCGTCGCCTCGATGCTCTCCGCAGTGGATGCGCGGTTTGTGCCGCGCGCAGTCGCCTTCTTGGTCGCCATGTCGTCCTCCTGGGAACAGGGGAGGCGCGGAGCCCTATGCGGCCCCGCGCCTCAGCGAACTCAGCTGATCGCCAGCCAGGGGTTGATGATGAGCTCGCTGGTGCCGGCCCACTCGTTGGTCTCGCCGGCGGTGGTCAGCTCGTTCATCAGCACCTTGCGGGCCGCACCCTCCATGTTGCCGGGCACCATGGTGTGGGTGTGGCGCAGGGCCAGGGGGCGGCCGTGGTCACCAGTCATCTGGGTGAGCGCCGCGCGGGCCAGCGCATAGTTCTCGGCATTGAATGTCTGCTTGCTGCGCACCGCCAGCATCCACAGTCCGGGCCCGGCGTTGACACGGGCGTCCACGCCGAACAGGAACTTGTCGGTCATGAAGACCTGCTGGTCGTTGAGGTTGGTGATGGCCCGGAAGTCGTAGTCGCGCCGGCGCTGGAAGATGAACGGCCGAATGGCGCGGGAGAGGTCCATCACATACCAGGCCGCGCCCGCGCCGCCCATGTCGTTGGAGACCGACTGCTCGACGCCGTCCTTGTCCAGCACCGGGTGGTCGGTGTCGAACAGGTTCTGGCCGTCGAAGCAGAGCGGGTTGCTCTCCAGCACCTCGGTCAGGAGCTCGTTGGGGTGTTCGCGGCTGGAGCGGCCGAACTCCTGGAACACCGGGCCGTAGAGGCCGTAGGTGTCGTCCTCGACGCTGTCGCGCTCGACCCCTTCCGTGAGCTCGAACTTGCGGTTCTTGATGCTGAAGTCCCCACCCTCCAGGGAGTGGATGACGCGGTCGCCCAGCCACTCGCGCATGCGGGGCAGGCTCTTGAGCCAGGGGTAGACCTCCTGGGCGGTGGTGCTGGGCACGACAGTGGCCAGCTGCTCGTAGAGCGAGCCGTTGTCGCCCAGGGAGTTGAAGCCCTGCTGGAAGTGGGCCCGGTAGGCGGTGAAGAGTGCCTGGAGATTGGCGCGGTTCAGATCCATGTCAGTGGTCCCCTATATAAATGTGTCGTCAGGCCGAGGCGCCGGTGGTCGGGTCGATGCGAACCCACACGCCGCTGTCGTCCACGCCGTCGATGTAGCCCGCCACGCTGCGCGTGCCGGTGCCGTCGGTCTTGGCGACGGTCTGGTCATCGACCAGGTAGCAGAGGGAGCCCACGTCGGTCGCCGCGATGAGATCCGCATCGGCGCTGTTGGCGTAGCGGAAGATGCCCCGCTCGACGGTGACGCTCAGGGCGCCATCGGCGCCGGCGGAGTTGTCCGCCTCCTCGGCGAAGCGCCCGATGGCCACCAGGCCGGTGGCGGTCGTGGCGGGCACGGCGTATCCGGTCGCGTTCAGCACGGCGATGGCGCCGGCGTAGCAGTGCACGGAGGCCCCGACAGGATGGGAGCGGCTGAGTCCGGCGCGCTCCGGGGTGTTGCGGTTCTTGGCTGCTGCGGTCATGTCGCTCTCCTGGTGTCGTTACGCGGCCGTTAATCGGTCTTCTTGGCGGCCTTGAAGGCCTCGACGGTCATGCCGGTCGCCTTGCATACGGCCTGCTCCTCGGCGCTGAGGCCATCCTTATCGTCATCCTGCGGCCGCTTGCCCTGGGTCTGGGTGCCCTTGAGCGCCTCCAGCGTGGGCGCATCGGCCAGGTGGGCCTTGAGGGCGGCGAGCCCCCGCTGGCGCAGCCAGTCGGCGGTCGCCTGGCCGGGGATGCGGCCGTCCTCGAGCCCCGCCTCGATGAGGCGGTCCACCTCGGCGGACTCGCCGTTGGCCCGCAGGGCGGCCAGCTGGGCCCGGGTCTCGTCATGCACGGCCTTGGGCACGTACTGGCTCAGGTCGGGCTTCCGTGCGGCCTTGAGGTCGGCGACGGTGGCCTTCGGGTCGCCGTTCTCGTCCACGCCGAGCTCCGCCCGCAGGGCGGTCAGTGCCGTGACGGCCTCGCGCCCGGCGGTGAGGGCGGCGGTGATCTGTGCGTCGGTGGCGTCGGCCGACAGGCCGAGCGCAGCAATCAGCTCGTTGCGGTCCATGGTGGTCTCCTGGGTTGAGAAGCGGGCGGCGGCGCGCACCGCCAGGTCGGAATGGCCATCGATGGCCGGGAAGTTGGTGACGGCCGCCATGAGGATGGCGGTCACCTCTCCGGTCTGGCGGTCGTATTCGAACACGGGGGAGATGTAGCGGTATTCGCCGGCGCGGATGTACTCAGCCGCGCGGGTTGACCAGCGCACGTCCACGGCCACGAGACCCTCGCCGTCGCGCCACTGCATACGCCGGAACCAGCCGGCGGCCGGGGCGGGCTTGCCGTTCTCCTCGGCCGCCAGGGTCTGGTGCTCGTAGTCGATGACCAGGTCGCCGCGGGCGGACTCCGCGTCGCGGATGATCTCGCGGGCCCGCTCCGGGGTCAGGCGCCAGCCGGGCAGGCCCTTGGGTCGGCCATCGCGGGCGCGGAACATCCCGGCAGGGATGAGCAGGATCTCCGTGGGCGGGTCGCCGGCGGCGAGCTCGGCCACGCAGGCGGCCACGGCCACGTGGCGGCTGCGCAGTGCCGCGACGAGCGGCTTCGGCTGGAGGGGATGACCGTACATGCCGCCAGACTAGCGGCATCAATCCTGCGGGTAGACCTGCAACGTTGCAGTCCGGGATCGGCGGGGGAGGAACGGCTGGCCGACACCCCGGAGACTACCCCTTGGCGCGCCCGCCGTCCAGATCGCGCCGGCGCATGGATACAGGCGCGTTCAAAAGGCGTTTAACTCGTCGCTGGAGCGTTTAAGCCGATCCGGCCCGTGCGACGGCAGCCGCAGACGCCCGATCGCCGCTCCTGCGGCCTCTGAGGCGGTCGGCTACCGGGTTGCCGAGGCCAGGTGCTCGCGCAGGATCTCCATGAGCTCCACCCGGTCGGTGGCGGAGAGCCCGAGGAAGGGTCGGGCGGGGATGTCGCCCCAGGGGATGGGGCGGCCGTGGCGGTCTTTCCCATACGCCCCGCGGGCGGCGCCGAACTGCTGGGTGCCGGCATACTCCATCGGACTACCGACCTCCAGGGTGGAGCCGGAGACCACGTAGCCGATGGTCGTCGAGAGGCTGCGGGTCTCGCCGATGAGCGGGCGCTTCCCCATCACGCGCCCCGCCCCCTTGGCGCTCAGGCGGCCGGACTTCGTGTAGGAGCCGCGGAATCGCCCCAGGTAGCCGAGCAGGGTGCTCTCGGCGTTGGGCGCCCAGGGCGCCCCGTCCGGCGCGGAGCTGTCCCTGAAACGCCGCTTGGTGCTGTCCACCAGCATCTCGCCGATGTGCTTGAGCGCCGGCGCCAGGTCGCCGGTCGCCGCCTGGAGGCCGCGGAGCGCATCGAGCACCTGGCGGTCGTCGAGCTCAATCCTCACGGCCAGCCATCTCCGCGCCGAAGTCCGCCGCCAGGCCGCCCGGCAGGTTGGCGGTCTTGTCGGCCACGATGCCGCGCAGCTCCTCGTCCACGCCGGCGCCAGGCTGGTAGTCCCAGCCGCGGTCGATGGCGCCGGGCGGATCCGCCGGCGGCGGCTCCGACAACCCGCCCATGCGCCGCGCCTGTCCCTCCGAGACGGCGGTCACGTAGCAGGAGCAGCCCCAGCCGTTGGGCGGGTAGTGGGTGCTCCACCAGGGGTCGTCGGCGCGCAGCACCAGGCCGTCCCACGCCAGGTGCTGGGGCCGCGGGTCGGCGCTGCCGCCGTGGCGGTAGACCCAGTAGGGGGCGACCCTCTGGAGCTCCGGGTCGCGCAGCTGGGCGAGCCGGCCGGCGGCGTAGGTGGTGCGCACATTGGTGGTGTAGATGACCCGAGTGCGCCAGTTGCGCTCGCCGCGATAGGCCCAGCCGTGGCGCTCGACGATGGCGTCGAACTGCCCGCGGAACCACTCGATCGACTTGCCCTCCTCGATGGCGCGGCCGACGGCGCCGGCCAGATCCGCCAGCAGGTCCGCCTTTTGGGCGCCGGCCACCACGAAGGCGCGGTCGTGGGCCTGGCGCATCAGGTCGGTCCAGCGCTCGGTCGGCACCAGGCGGCGCAGCCGCAGCCGGAGCGCCTCCAGCTGCTCGCGCATGCGGGTGATGACGGGGTTGTCAGCCATCGAGCTGACCCGACTCGATGGCCACCGCCTCGCGTCCGCGCGCATCGGCCAGGGCGAAGGCCAGCGCCATAGCCTCCCTCATCTCATCGGCCGGCAGATCCCCGTAGGCGGCCAGGAGGCTGTCACGCAGCGCCTCCAGGCTCTCGGCCTCGGCCGCCAGGGCGCGGACCTGGTCGAGCCAGCCGCGGTGCGGGTCGGCGGCGGCCAGGCCAAGGAGGTCGGCCGTCTCGTCCACATCGCCGGCGGCCGGGTCCGCCCGCAGGGCCGCGAGCCCGCGCAGGGCGCCCTGGGGGCGCTGCTGCACCGGCGCGCTCGGCAGGAGCATCTCCTCGCCGTCAGCGGCCTGGGGGATGCGCGTCTTCTCGTGCAGCCACCAGACCGGGATCCGCGCACCCATGTCGACGAATACCGGCAGGCTGTTGGCCAGCTGCTCGTAGTCCTCTGCGTCACCCGTGTCGAGATAGAACCGCGGCGCCCGGCGCCGGTCCTCGATGCCCCAGTTGAGGGCGGCCATCGGCCACAGGATGTCGCGGTTTATGCTGCCGGCGTACTGGCGGGTATCGGAGTGGATGAGGCTCTGCAGGCCGCGCTCATGGACATTGCCGAGGGCGTTGGTGTTGGTCCCCTCGCCGGTGCCGCTGGTGAGCGTCCCGCCCAGGATGACCTTCGCCTTGGCGCGCTCGCACCAATGCATCATGGCCAGGAACAGATCCGCCTTGCCGTCGGCCGCCTCCTTGAAATCGATGGTCATCCCCTCCGGGATGATGCCCGCGGCCCGGTGCCCCAGGCTGGTGACCGCCCGCAGCAGGGTGGCCTTCTCCTTGTCCGTGGCGTTGCTCGGGTAGGTGCCGATGCGCGCCGGCAGGCCATAGATCTCCAGCAGTTCCGCCAGGTCGCCGAGGGCATAGTTCTGGAACAGGTAGGGCCACACCAGCATCCGATGCAGCCCGGAACGGGCCACGTAGCCCGGCTTGGCGCGGTGGCGGTGGCGCACCCAGCCGAGCGGCCAGAGCTCCGCGCCCGTGGCGCTGTTGTCGCGCAGGGTGATGAGGTCCTGGTCATCAGGGTGGAGCCTGAACCAGCCATGGGGGCGAAGCACCGGCTGCTCCACATACCGAAGCGCGCCATCGCGGGACCACGCCAGCTCAAGGTTGGCCCAACCGTGGCCGAGACCCGCGCCCAGATCGATGATGAGATCCTCCACCTCGATGCCGCCGAAGACCTCGGCGGCCTGCTCGGCGGCCTGCCGCTCTTTCCGGCTGGCGCCATCCGGCGGCACGATCTGCCACTCCAGCTCGGCGGCGAGCTGCCGCCGCTTGGCCAGATCGGATCCGATCTGCGCGTCCTTCTCCTCCATGTCCTCGAACAACTCGGACTGCGCCCGCAGGTCGCCCTGCTCGGCCGCCTCGATAATCTCGTAGAGCCGCGCCGGCGTGAGCCCCCGGGATGGGTGCTCGGCGAACTCGCGCTGCAGCTGCGCGACCCTGGCGTCCGCGGTCTGCTGCTCAGTCAGCGCCTGGCCGGCCTCGGCGCCGAACAGGCGGCGGCGGATAAACCCCTTGATGCTCACCATGCGCCGTCTCCCGTGAGGCTGTCCACGCCGTCCTCGTGATCGGCATCGAGGCGCTCGCCGCGCCAGCCGGCGCCCGATGACGGGGCGGGGGTGAAGTCGATTGCCGCAGCCGGGCCGCTCGCGGCATAAATCCCCAGGAACGCCGCCCATGCCCGGTCTGCATGGCCGTCGCCGCCGTCCACATCGAAGCGCACGTTGCCGGCCGGGGTGGTCACCTTCTTGAGGCTGTGCAGGTCGGCGCGGATCGCGGCATCGCCAAGCGGGATGCGCACCTGGCGGTCCTCGAACGCCTCCTTGGCGAGGTTGGCCATGTGCTGCTTGCTGTCGCCGGTGAACATCACCCCCTCGACGCGCATCTGCCCGTAGCGGTGCTTGGCGTCCTCGACGGGCTTTTCGCCCATGCCGGTCTGATCCATGCAGATCCGCACGGGATTGTATCTGGCCACCAGCTCATCCAGCACCTGGTCCTGCTCGCGGAAGGTGGCGCGCTTGAGCACCCGCACATCGCGGGTCCACAGCACGTCGCCGACGCGCTCCCACACCCAGGCCACCCACAGGTCTTTCTTGCGGCCGATGTCGTTGCCGATATAGGTGGCGCCGCTCCCAGTCCGGTCCGGGTAGCCTGCGTCGTCATGCTCGACGGCGTTGATCAGGTCGTAGGAGAGCCAGGCGCTCGCCTCGTCCAGCCAGTTCAGCTCGAACTCCTGGGACCAGGCGTCCTCGTCGTCGAGGCCTGCGCGCAGCTCCTCGATGTCGCGCGGCAGACCGTCGGCCACCGCCTTGTAGATATCCACCTGGTGGCGCGACCAGGCGGACTCCTCGCCGGTCATCAGATCGTAGAACTTGTTGCCTTTGCCGTTGGGCGTGGAGACCACCCTCAGCCTCCAGCCGGCGGAGATAACGGGGAATAGCGCCATCCAGATCTTGCGGCTGTCGGCATGGAAGGCGAACTCGTCCAGGAACACGTTCGCCGAGAAGCCGCGGGCGGTGTCCGGGTTGGCGGGCAGTGCCGTGATCCGCGAGCCGCCCGGCAGGGTCACCTCGAGCGACTTGACCTTGGCCTCCTCGTGCTCCAGCTCCAGGTATTCGAATGCCGCTTGCATGGCCTTCAAATGGAGTTTTACCCCCTCCTCCATCGCCTCCCGCGCCTGGCGCTCGCCACGCGACAGGATCACCCAGCGGGTGCGACGCCCCTTGGCCTCCGCATCCAGGCAGTCGAGCACCAGCTCCAGGGTGGTGGTGAAGGTCTTGCCGGTCTGGCGGGCGAACATGCCCACCTTGAAACGGCTGGTGTCCGCCAGCCAGCGCTGTTGGTAGGGGTAGAGCAGCGGAGCGCTCATACCCCGTAGGTCTCCCGCACGATCTCGCGCAGGCGCTCCGGCGTGATGGCGCCGCCCGCCTTGGTCTCGCCCTCGACCGCCGCCGCCAGCTCCTCGGCAGCCTGGCGCTTGATCTCCGCCTCCCGCTTGACGTTCTCCGATGCGGCCCGCTCCAGGCGCACCACGCTGAGGCTCAGCTGCTTGAGCATGTCGATGATCGCCGGCAGGCTCTCCTCGTTGAGCTCGCCCTCCTGGAGCTTCAGGGTCAGATCGAAGGCCAGTGTCCGCAGCAGCTCGTTGATGAGGTGGCCGGTCTGCCCGCTCGGGGCGGCGCCCAGCTTGCCGATCCACATCTCGGCCACCTGGCGCGACTGGCGCAGCCGCTCGCCGGCCTCGCGCATGCGCAGGTCGTAGCGGTTGACCGCCTGGCGGCTGAGGCGCTGCTCGACGCCGAGCGCCTCCAGCAGCGCGTTGGCCCGGTCGGTGGCCTCGATCTGGGTGATGCCCGGGTCGCGCAGCCAGGCGTGGAGCTGATCGCGCACCGCCTGGGGCAGGATGTCGATGGTGCTGGGGCGGGACATCAGTTCACCGCCCGCTCACGCTCGGCGGCGGCATCCACGATGGCCTTGAAGGTGCGGATCAGCACCTCCTCCGCCACGTCGTGAGAGCAGCACTTGGCGACGGCGAAGGCCGCCTTCGAGATCAGCATCTCCAGGGCATTGCGCAACTCGCCATCGTCAGCGCACCCGCAGTCCGTCGCATAGTCGATGATGTGCTGCTCGGCGGCGGCGGCCGCCTCATGGGGCTTCATCACGATCGGGATCCTCCTGCATCAAATCGACGGCCCACTTCCCCGTCTGGTCGAGCAGATAGAGCACGGCCAGGCTGAGCGGCACGCCCACCAGCGGCGTCAGGCCGGACCAGCCCAGGATCGACACCAGGCCCACGCCGGCGAGCACGTAGAGCATCCCGCCGCAGGCGTCCGCCAGGTCCTCGGGCTCAAGGAGTCTCACGGATCACCTCCAGAGTCTTGACCTTCAGCACGACCAGGCCGCCGGCGGCGTGAGCGCCCAGCGTGAAGGCGGCACCGAGCGCATAGGCCAGCAGTAAGATCTTTACCGCGTCGAGCGCGGCCTGGCCCCACTTCTTCATCTGCTCGCTCATTTGTTCATCATCCCCAGAATGATTGCCGCGATGACGATAGCCCAGCCGATATCCGACCCGGCCTCAACGATGGCCCGGGCGATCGTCAGCTAGTCCACGCCGGTCACTCCGGCCGGCGCCGCGCCACGCCGGGCACCCGGGCGCGGCCCAGGGCGGCGTCCTCGCCGCGGGCGGTGAGCCGCACCACCAGCACGCCGGAGACATCCTCAACGGCCACCAGTTCCTGCTCCTGGAGCCAGGCGATGTGGGTGCGCAGCCGGTCGCGGCTGACGCCGTGGCCCACGGCCTGGAGCAGCCGGCCCAGGACGTGTTCGTTGTGGGAGTAGTCCGGATCGCCCTCCAGGGCCTCGAGGACGGCCAGGCGCTGGTCCTCGGTGACGATGTCCGCGTAGCTCATCCGCGTCCTCCATTAAGCAGATGTTCATTGATCAGGCTCAGCGTCCGGTTCAGGCTGTGCAGTTCGCCCCGGATCTCGCCCATGCCGTTGGCGATGCTGTTGACCTTTTCGTGCAGCTCGCCCAGGTCCTCGTGGTCCGGCAGGTGGCGCACATCGTTCTCCAGCAGCGTCACGCGGGCCTGTATCTCGCTCACCCGCCCGTCCACCCGGTCGATGGCGCTCTTGTTGACCCGCGTCCTGGTGAGCAGCCAGACGTAGACGCCGATGGCGCCCGTCAGCAGGGTCTGCAGCACGTCCCACCAGAACCGCCAGGCGTCGTAGTCGAGCCCTGCCGTCATCGCCGCGCCTCCTCGGTCTCGCGCCGGCCCTGGCACTCCGCGCAGCGCACCGCCCCCGGCTCCGCCTGGAGGCGCAGCACCGGGATAGGCTGGAGGCAGTCCAGGCACACCCGGGTGAACCCCATGTACTGGGGCCGCTCGAAGAGCCCCCGGCGGGCCAGCACGGCGGCCAGCCCCTCCATGCGCTCCGCCTCCTCGTGGGGTTGGGCGCGATCCGCGTCGTCCATTCGTCAGGGCTCCTGGGCCGGGTGGCTGCGCTCCACCCACTCCACGGTGGCGCGGTGGCGCTCGCGGCAGTCGGTATACAGCTCGGCGCTCTCCACGTGGTTAATCAGCAGGTCCGGCAGCCGGCCCGAGGCCGGCATCGGCAGCGCCGGGCACTCCAGCGCCAGATCCGCCGGCAGGGTCCGGGCGGCCGCCGGCGTTGGCGGCGCGCCACAGGCGCAGGCCGTCAGCGTCGAGGCCGCAGTCAGAGAGATCAGGGCGGCTCGCCACATATCGGATCACCTCTCGCGTGATGGTGCGGTAGCGCACCCGGGTCTCGGCTCGCGCCTCGGCCTCGGCGCGCAGTATCCCGGCATCCTCGCGGGCCAGGGCGTCCGCCTGCTCGATAGCGCGCTCCACCGAGGCCAGCCGCTCCGCCGCACAAGCGTCGGCCGCGTGCCGGTGTCCCAGGTGGTAGGACCAGCCGAGTGCGGCGGCGAGCGCGGCGGCGAGCGCCGACCACAGCCAGGGCGAGCGGCGCAACGCGGCCAGCATCAGGCGCCAGCGGGACACGTCGCCACCCCCCGCCAGCCCGCCGCCATGTAGCGCGGCTCCAGCTCCCGCAGGATCCGCCGGGGATAGCCCCGGTTCTCGCGCCGCGCCCAGTCGGCCCGGGCCGTGTGACGCTCCACGTGGCCCCACCAGCGGCCCGGGTCGCAGGCCTCGTCGGCCTCGCACAAACGACGGTCGCGCCTCACCCAGCCGAGACCGCCGTTATAGGCTGACAAGACCATCGCCCAGCGGTCACAGTCCCCAGCCGTGAGCCGGACGCGGTCGTAGAGATGGCGGTCGTAGCGGACCAGGGCGCGCAGGGCCCAGCCGGGCGAGTAGGGCGCGGCCTCGCCCAGCTCGTCGGGGTAGATCTCGGCGATCCAGGCGGCGGTGGAGGGCGTGAACTGGGCCAGCCCGTCGGCGTAGCGGCTCTTGGCGTCGGAGCGCCAGCCGCTCTCCTGGTGCACCTGGGCGGCGAACAGCGCCACGGGCGCACCCAGGCCCCACACCGCCTGGGCGTGTCGCACGAGCTCGCGCTGGTGGGCTTGGGCGCCGGGCGGAATGAGGCCGGCGGCCTGGGCCGCCGGGGAGAGGAGCAACAGGAGGATGAGTAGATGCCGCATGGTCACACCCCCAGCCCGAGGGCGATGATGGCGGCGGCGATGATGATGGCCCGGCGCAGCTGGCGCAGCCCGCCCGCCTGGAGCCAGCGCGCCTCGGCATCCGCACTGTGCTCGCCCACCACCTCGGCCCACGGCTGCCGCGCCTCCACCTCGGCCACGTGCGGGCGGGCATAAGGGAACACCGAGCGGTCGATCCAGTAGCCCAGGTAGGCGCCCAGGGAGAGCTTGCTCAGGCTCCAGACCAGCACGCCCAGCTGGTAGGGCGCGATGAGCGCCACGGCGGTGGTGGCGAGGATGGCCCCGGCCAGCCAGGGCCAGGCGCGGAGCAGGTCGATCAGGGTGCGCTTGTTCATGCCGCCAGACTAGCGGCGGAACGGCTACGGGTGAGCCTGCAACGTTGCAGTCCGGTGATGCGGGGAGGATGAGGTGATGCGCGCCCAGTGTGCAGCAGGTCGCTGCCACTGGCAAGTCAGAACAGGCGGGTCTGGCGCCGCTCGAACGCCTCGCGCTCGGCGCTGAGGGCGTAGTAGACGGTCCGCTCGCTCACCCCGTAGGCCAGCACCAGCTCGGCGATGCTGGCCCCGCGGGCGCGGTCCCGCTGGATGCAGCGGTCACGCAGCGCCGAGAGGGCGGCACTGGCGCGCGGGATGCGCAGCTGGTCGCCCGCCATGTAGCCGACGATCTGCTGCGCGACCTCCTCGCCCACCGCCTCCACCAGCCGGCGGTAGGCGACAAAATCGGGGTCCGGCCGCATGGGCACGCGTATCGTCACCCCGGGCCAGCGCTCCAGCAGCCGCAGCACGGCGGGCAGCCCGATCACCTGCGCCAGCACGCAGAGCGACTCCGGGAGCAGCTGCTCCAGCGCCGCGTCGAGCTCGCCCAGGGCGCGGTAGTCAGACACTCGGCACCATCCCCAGCAGGTCGCGCTGGCTCGGCCACTGGCGCGAGTCGCGCAGGGTGCGGAAGGCCAGCGCCAGCCGCGCCGCGCCGCGGAATCGGCAATCCTCCCGCCACTGGCGGCGGGGCCAGAGCTCCACCACCCACTGCTGCGCGAGCTCCGGCAGCACATCATAGGCCGGCACCCCGTCCACGCCGGCCACCACCAGGTCGGCGAGGCCGCGGTGAATGGCGCGGGCGAACCACTCCGGCACTTCCCCCGGCGGGTCCAGTGCGCGCAGCCGCTCCACCACCTGGGCGGTGCGGCTCTTCGCGCCAGGCGCCGGGGCGGCGCCGGCCAGCACCGGCCCCTCCGCGCCGCGGGCCGCCCGGCTCTCCAGCACCCGCCACAGATAGTTGTGGCCCCCGAGCGGCCGCCAGCCCGGCGCCTGGCGCTTCTCGCGCAGTGCCTCGACCGTCTCCACCAGCGCGCCCGCCAGCTGCTCCGGCGTGGCGCCGGCGGCCTGCGCCTGGTCGCGCACCTCGGTGGCCAGCGCCAGGGCGCGAGACCATCGAAGGGCCTGCACGCGGGGTTTAAAGAGCCCGAGATAGGCGGTTAACGGCCCGGCCGCCGGGCCGAGCCGGCCCAGCAGGGCGAACAGCTCCCGGGCGCTGGCGTCGTCAGCCAGCGCCTCCAGCTCGTGGCTGGTGTTGCAGTGGGGGCAGGTGACCTTCACAGCGACCTCTCCGACAGGACCCTTGGCAGGCTCTTGCGCAGCGCCGCCAGGACGCGCGACCATCCCATGCGCCGGCGCCATGGCTGGCCGTCCACGTGCACGTCGTAGCAGTCGATCCGGTCCGACCGGTACAGGTCGAGCCGGTGCACGCTGCGCCCGTGGTCGTAGTCGATGACGACGATCCGGCGCCGGAGCTGCGGCAGCTCTGGCGGATAGTCAGGCGCCGGACCCTCCAGCCGCCGGCGCTCCCTGGCGGCGCGCATGGCGGCCAGGCGCTCACGCTGACGCCGTGTGACTCGATAGCTCATACCTTGCACGGTCCGGATATTCTTGTGTTATATTTCGGTCAGCGTATGGAGGTGCACGCTTGCAGCGTCACAGTCCATCGCCCGCATTACGTCGCGCCTTGCCGTATTCCATGCCAGCTTCGGCTGGCGTCTAAAGCTGGTAATCTCCAGTACGCCGTCAATGTGCGTCACGTTGCCCAGTGATAGATGCACGTTGCCGCTGTAGAAATACGTCCGCGTGAACAGTGAGCGAAGAAATATAACAAGCGCCTCCAGCCGACCGCCTACCGCGTTGCCGTTTTCAGTGTTCGTGGTTTCGCTCATCTTCATCTTCTCCGGTGGCTTCGTTGTCGGCGGTCGGCTGAGGCGCGCCGTTCGGCGTCACATTCATGGCCGCATCAATCGCCGCGTCCAAGTCGGCACCATTCAGCACAACGTTATCCGGCACCTTGCCGGCAAACACGCCGCCCTCAACAATCGCGTCAAGGTCTCGTGCTCTCAAGTAGGCATAGCGCCTGGCGTACTGCGCCACCTGTTCCGGCGTCAGTGCGCAGTTGCAGTCGCTGCAACCATTTCCGCAGGCCGGTGAAATGCAAAGTGCTGTCATCGTTTTCGCTCCGTAGTTGCGCCGCCGAACCCGTCAGTCCACCGGACCTTCGCTAACGCTCAGGCCGGTGACTTTGGCGTTAGGCTTCCATGAACTGCCGTATCTCGGCGGCAGACACATGCACCGTCCGTTTCGTGTTCGGCACCATCACTGACAGCAGCCCTTTTTCAGGGCCGCGCTTCGCCACGCGGAACTCCGCTCCGGTTACGCTCATGGTGTCGCTGTTGCGCGGGTCGTTGCCCATCCACGCGGCGTGGTACAGGCGGAAGTTTTCGGGCACTTCGCCGAGCTTTTGCAATGCCACTTTGCCGAATGGCTGCTCCTCGAAGTGTCTTTCGCTCATGTCTGTCATCGTATCCTCCAAGCCTAACCACTGCGTCGAGCAGACGCGGGAAAGTCAGGCGGTTTGTCTAAAGTTCGTGGCCGCGCCTGTTCCACGCGGCGATCGCCTCATCCCTGCTGCGCTCCGATACGGTCACGCTCACCCCCATGACCACGACAGGTGCCGCAGGATCCACAGCACCGCCTCGATTGCGCCCCATCCGATGACTCCGATGACAAGCAGCATGAAAATCCAGTCGCCGTCACTCCCGTGCATGATCACCTCCATCATCAATCCCATCGGTCGCCAGGTGGTTCCCAACGTGCTCGATGAGCAGCCCCAACACCCGGCGGTTGCGCCGCCAGTCGCCCTTGCACCAGGGCGCGATCTCCTGGGCCAGGGCGTCGGCCTGCTCCGCCGTCAGCCCGGCCCGGCGCTGGAGGTCGGACCAGCTGCGCCAGAGCGCCACCTTCGACTGCTCGACAGCCAGCGCCGCGATGACGGCTCGGAACTGATCGGCGCCGCGCAGCCACTCCACCTTATCCACGCCATACATCCGCCTGGCGATGGCGTCGGCGTAATCCCAGGGGGCGCCCAGCTCTGCCAGCTGCGCCTCGATCTTCCGCAGCTGCTCCACGCGATCCAGCGTGTGCGGCCGCCGCCCGGCCTTCTTCGCAGGCTTCGGGCGCCACCCCAGCCGGCGCAGGTGGTCCAGCACCTTGGCCAGGCCGGTGGGCGTGAGGTCGGCGGAGCTGTCCACGCCGGCCACCTCGCGCAGCATGGCGCGGTAGGTCTCCTCATCCAGCCCGAGATCCTTTCGGGCAATGTGGATCTGGGCCAGCTTGGCGCGGCGGCGGGGGTCAGCCATCCCGGCTCTCCGCCAGAATCAGCTCCTTCTCCATCGCCTCCATCTCCGCCATGTAGGTGGCGTAGTCGATGATCTCCACGGATTCGTTATGCTGGAGCAGGTGGCGGATGAATGGGCGCGGACGGTTCCAGTACGGCGACGGGATGATGCGGGTGCCGTAGTACCCACCCGCCTTGCACTTGCGCTTGCCGATGGCCTTCTCCATGGCGCGAACAAACTTTGCGGGATAGCGCCGCTTCTGCTGCGGACGCCAGAACCGCCGCGACTCCTCGGGCAGCTCATCGACGGACGAGGCGATCACCATCCACTGACCACGGATATAGCCGTTCACGTGCACCACAATGGCCAGACGGGTGTTGCCGATGCGCCTCATGCCGGCGGAGACCAGGTAGCCGTCGCAACGCAGATGGACCAAGCTGAACTGCCGGTCGAGTTGCTCGGCCAGCTCCGCCTGCTGGGCCTTGGTCAGGGTCGCCATCAAACATCCTCCCTCTGGTAGAACCACCGCCCGCCCTCGCGCCAGCAGCGGATCCGCCGCCCGTTGGCGCGCAGTTCGGAAATGACTGAATTGACCGCGCAGACCTGCACGGTGGTCATGATGGCCAGCGTGGAGTGAGGCCGGCCGTCGGCCAGCAGGTCGTCGACCCGCTTCAGTCGCTCGCTGTCCAATGTCGCTGCGTGCATGGCGTCGTCCTCGCTGGCTGCTCATCAGGCCCGGGGCGCTGCCCCCGGACGACGGCGGCCTTGCCGGGCCACCGTTTCGCTGTGCGAATCGCCCGTTTCGTGGGCTATCCGGCCGGGTCGCTCGGTGGGAGGTTGCCGCTGTGCGGCCCCGATCCCCGGCTGCCGGTGTTACTCATCGCGCCACCGCCGGCTGGGCGCGGCCCCTGGACGGGGCGGTGGGTATCAGGCTGGCTTGCGCCACTCCTCCCAGAGGCCGGCGGCATCGCAGTGGGCGATGACGCTGTTGTCGTCCGCGAGCAGCCGGAACTTGCAGCGCAGTGCGGTGGCGGCAAACGATGCAGCCTTCCGCACCTGCACCTCTCTCGCCTCATCGCCCGCCTCGAATCGGGCCACGTTGCGCCACGCGCCGTTCTGGTTGATTTGCAGCATCATTGTCCCGGCCTCATCCCGGCATCGATCAGCGCGGCGTACTCCTGCAGCCGCCGCACGATGGCCATCTCGTACTCGTAGGCCTCGCGCGCCTCGATGGCCTCCTCATCCCACTGGCCGTCGATCATGACGGCCCCCCTCATCGCCGCGGCGTCCATCTCGATGATGGCGGCGGCGTTCTTCAGGGTCTCCAGCAGTGTCATGCGGCCTCCTCGATGCGCTCGGCATCACGCAGCAGCGCGTCCACCAGCTTGTCCACCTCGCCGTCCACGGGCCGGATGACCACCGCGTCGGTGTCGGCCTCGATGCGGATACCGAGGCGCTTGAGGTCGGCTGCGGTGAGGTCGTAGACGGCGGTCTTGCTCACGCTCTCCCGCATCCGGATCAACAGCTCGGCCTGCTCCTCCGGCAGGGTGGCGCGGATGCGGGCGATGGTGGCCGCCTCGTCGTCGATGACCACCTGGCCGCGCTGCTTGGTGTAGCCCACTTTCACGCCTGCGATCGTCCGGGTGCGCGGCCGCTCGAACAGCTCCGGGCTGGCCTGGATGGACGCCTGCAACCGGTCGTGGGCGTCGGCCGTGGTGGCCACGGCGGAGCGGATGGCGGGCAGGTAGCGGCGCTTGAGCTGGGCGATTTGCTCCTCCAGGGTCGAGACGATCTCGGCCAGAACACGCCGACGGGTTGCATAGAGCTCCGCCAGCCCCTCGATGTCCTTCAGCTCGATGCGGCTCATGGGCGGGCCTCCATCAGCCCGCTGTGGGGCTGGTAGCGGATTTCGTCGCTGTCGCGGCACAGAGTGCCGATGCCGTTGAGCTCGACGGTCCTGCCGCCGCGCACGGCGTAGTGCACCTGGGCCAGCGCCTCCTCGATGGCCCACTCGATGTCGCCCGCCCGCAGGCGCGGGTCGGCGTCCAGGAGGATGCCCTGGACCTTGCCGATGAGCTGCTGGGTGTTCAGGGTCTTGGTCATGTCCGTTTGCCTCCTCAGTAGTCGTTCAGCCGCGCCCGCAGGCGGTCCACGGCGGTGGTCCAGGTGTGCAGGGCGCGGGCGGTGCGGTCGCCGAGCTCGCGCGCCCCGGCGCGCTCCAGTTCCATCTCCAGCTCCAGCATCCGGGCGGCCACGGCGTTGCCGGCCGCCACCACGCCGCGCACGGCCATGGTCTGCGAGGCGGTGAGCGGTTTCGGGTCGCTCATAGCCCGGCCCTCCGCGCCGCGTCCAGGGCGGAGGCGGCCTCGCCGGCGGCCCGGAGCAGGTGCACCAGGACCTCGTCGCCAAGGCCCTCGATGTAGTCCTCCAGGACCTGCCGGGTGTCCGACGCGGCCCGCTGCAGCAGCGCCAGGCGCGCGGTGATTTTGCCGTCCTCGGGGTGGACCGCCGGCGTCGCGGCGCGGGCCTGGCGCGGCTTGCGCGGCGCGGTGGTGCGGCGGCGACTGACCGGCCGCTTATCCGCCGGCTGCTGGTCCGTTGCGGCGGGCGCTTTCTGCGACATCACAACACTGGGCCACGACGACGGCGGCGGCTCCTGCGGCTGGTCCGTGGCGGCTGGCGCTTTCGGAGCCGGAGCGGGCGCGGCCGCCCGGGGCGTCAGTGGCTCCACCGCCTCTCCCTTCCGCGCCAGGCGGTGCCGGTTGTGGCCGTCGTCACCCTTCTCGGTCACTACCTCGCCGCGCTTGCGCATGGCGTGGATGGCGCCGGAGATCTGGGTCGTGTCGGCGATGCCGACCGCGCGGTGGTAGATCTCCCGCGTGCTGATGGGCTCATCGGAGGTGGACAGGACGCGCCGCACCTCATCCGTGACACCCCAGGTGTTCGTATCGTCAGACATGGCTCTCCTCCTTCGCGTCCCACTCGACGCGGCAGCCGTGGTACTGGACCTGCCAGGTGTTGACGCGGCCCGTGGGGCCGCTGCTGAATCGGTAGGCGGCCGCCGCACCCAGCTGGTGGCAGCGGCGCGAGGCCTCGACGCGGATCACCGGCCGGGACCGGCAGGGGTCCACACCGATGACCGCGATGCCGAGCGTGGTCAGCCGGCGCACCGCGTCGTAGGTTGCGCTGAGACCGGTCAGGATGTGCCTGTTCACCTGCGGAATCGCCGCGCTCATGCCTTTTCCTCCTCCAGGTCGCGCCAGGCGGCCTCGATGTGCCGTGCCCGCAGCGGGTCGCCCTGGGCCAGCATGGTGGCGAGCCGCAGGACCTTGGTGACCATGCGCAGCGCCCCGGGCTTGCGGGCGATGTCCGTCACCAGCTCGCGCTCCTCGCGCCCGGTAATGCCCCAGGCGTCGAGCTGCGCCTCCACGTCGGCCCGCAGCGGGCGCCCGAGCCGCACCCGCTTGCCGATGCGGCTGAACAGCTGGGCGAACTCGGCGGCGCGGTTGCGGCCGGTGAGCTGGGCATAGACGGTCTCGTTGCCCACCAGCGCCAGGCCGATGCCGGAGAGCTCCGCCAGGCGGCGCGAGGCCTCCAGGGCGCGCTCGTTGAGGAACTGGGCCTCGTCAATCACCAGCAGCCCGCTGGTGCCGCGCAGGCGGTCGCGCAGCGCCATCTCCAGCACGTCGGCATGCCCCTTCGGGACGCGCACCCCGACGGCGAAGGCCACGGCGCGCAGGAACCCGCCCAGGGTGTTGCTGCTGGGCGTGCAGTCCACCTTCCAGACGTTGGGGCTGATGTGCTGGTGCCGCTCGATGGCGCGGGTCTTGCCGACGCCGGCGCCGCCATAGATCACCACCAGGTCGGTGGCCATCTGGGCGTAGGAGAGGGCGGCGAGCACGCGCCGGCCCGTGGCGGTCTCGAACCACTGCGGCGCCTCCGGCAGGCGGCGCGCCAGGCGGGTGCGCTCGGTGCGCACATCGAGCCACCGCGCCACCTTGGCCTCCACGGCGGCGGTATCGCCCCGATAGGTGCCGCCCAGCCACTGTGACAGCGCCGAGGCGGATATGCCGATCTCGTTGGCGGCCCTGGACTGGCTCAGGCCGGCCGCCTCCATTTCCAGCCGGGTGCGCTCACCCAGCGGGTTGTCGCCATCCAGCCCCTCGGCGGGGCGGATGGCGGTCACTTCACAGGCTGCCTTGCTCATGGATATACTCCCTCTTGCTGTTGTTCGGCCGCTCAGGCGGCCTGTCCACCGTCCGGCGGGGTGCCAGCCCCGCCGGACGAATCTGGGTTGCTCACCACCAGCCTCAGCCGAGGCCGCTCAATCTCCGGGGCAAGGTTCTGCTCGCCGAGCGCGATGCGCCGCTCGCACACCCGCAGCTCGCCGTCCAGGGCGTGGATGACGCCCGCCCGGAACGCTTCGCTCCACTCGTCCGGCCCACCGCCGCGGCGCAGCGTCTCGATGCGCCGGGCCAGGTGCTCGGCATCGCCGCGCAACATGGCGAGCAGGCTCTTCAGCGGCACCATGTCGTCGTTCACAGCAGCTCCTCCTCTCGCTCACCGCGCTTGCGGGCGGCAATCTCCAGCATCATGTCGTCGAACCCGCGCAGCATGGCCTCGTCCTCGTCGCGGTGGTCCGGCACCGGCGCGGCCGGGCCGTTCACCACCTGCTTCCGGTGGCGGAAGTCGCCCTGCACGATGCCGGGCTTCGGGTCGTCCGGCTGCTGCGGCGCCGGCAGGAACCGCGATGCCTCCAGGGCGTCCATGCGCCGCTCGGCCCGCGCCATCTCCTTCGCCGCGCGCACCTTCTGCTTGCGCGCCCGGTTGTGGGCGCGGCCGGTCTCCGTGTCGCCGTAGCCGGCCGCCGCCACGCACTCCGCCTCGACGATGTAGCGCCCGTCCAGGGTGTAGACGTGCACCGACTCGTGCAGCTGCTGCGGGTCGAAGCGCACCACCACCTTGTGGCCGACGAAATCCAGCAGGGCGTCGTCGGCGTAGCGGTTGCGCCCGCGCCCCTGGACACCGCCCGCCTCCAGCACCACGGACCCGCCCTGGCGCACCGGCACCGCCTCGGCGGCCAGCATCCACAACCGCCGCTGCTCCGCGGTCGCCTGGCGGATGACCGACTGGCGGTAGGAGCGCTCGAAGGCCTCGTCGAAGGAGAGCTGCCCGGCGCAGACCTCGGTCTGGCGCCTGGCCCGCGCGTTCCAGGCCGCCACGCCCTCGGCGAGCACCCGCAGGAACTCCTCGATGGGCACCGCCCGGTCACCGTAGTTGTCCGGCTTCGCCATGGGGTTGGGGCCGGTGTAGGCGCCGGCCAGCGCCGGGTGCTTGTCCACGTACTCGCCGATGCCGCCGACGCCGAAAGCGCGCTCCACCGGCTTCGCCTGACCGTGGCCCTTGCCGGCCTGCACCGAGGTCCAGTGCACCTGCACGCCGAGCATGGGGAAGATGCCGAGCGGGTCATCGTCGCGGACCCGGAAGCGGTAGCGGTTCGGCACCCCGCCGGTCATCCACTTGTTGGCCGCCGCGCGGGTGTTGTCGATGGTGGCGTGCTCGGGGATGCCGTAGCGCTCCACCACCTCGCCGAACGAGAGCCGGATCACGTCGGAGTGCTCGGTCTCGTCGGTGCGCCAGGCCAGCATCCGGCGGCTGTACACGTCCTGCCAGAACCAGGTCTTGGGCCGGCCGATGGTCCCATCCGGCCAGCGCACGAAGACGTTGTGCTGGTAGCCGTCACCGTTGATCCACGCCAGCGCGTGCAGCTCGCGCACGCTGCGCTCCAGCGCCGGGAACAGCCGCAGCAGGGCGTGCTCGCCCTCCCGCCAGAACACCCGCAGCGTCATCGGCAGCGCCTTGATCCGCCGCTCCACGGTCTTCAGGCTCGGCACGTCCCAGCCGTGCGCGGCCGCCGCCTGGCACAGCCGCTCGTAGCAGCTGCTGAGGCTCGGCTGCTCGGGCCGCAGGTAGTCCGCCTTCAGGTACTCCCAGGCCGCCTCGCACATCTCGGAGCGCGCCGTGCGCCCCACGTACCCTGGCGTCAGCGCCGCCAGCCAGTCCGACGGGTCGTAGCGCTTGAGCCCGGGGCGGCCCGGCTTGCCGTGGTAGAGGTCCCGCAGCGTCCGCCAGCTCATGGAGCCGTTGGCGGTGGCCACCGTCTGGAACGCCTCCTGCCAGGTGTGCCCGGCCTCCACCAGCCGCGCCGCCTGCAGCAGGAGTGCGTGCCGCTCACGCGCCTTCGCCTTCTGCCGCTCCGGCTTGCGGGCGTAGTGATCCCACAGCGACTCGCAGTCGTACTCGAACGCCGCCGGCGCGGCGGGCGCCGGTCCGGCATCAGCCCGCGGCGCCTCCCGCAGCAGCAGCGCCTTCTGCGCCTCCGCCGGCAGGACATCCAGCCGGTACAGCCGCCGCCGGCCGCCGCGCCCCGTCGTCTCGCCGAACGGCCAGGACTCGCGGGCGGCCATGCGTTCAATCTTTCGGCGCGGCTCACCCATCGCCTCGGCGATCTCGCGGACGGTGTAGGTGCGGGCCTCGTTCATGCCGCACCCCCGGATAGGTGGGAACCCCACCCCTTGGTACGATGGCCGTTGCCCGACAAACCAACACCCAAGGGAGGGTTCCCAATGACTGACGAAGTCGAATTCGCGTTACTCAAGGCAGAGCTTGAGGGCTGCAAGATGGCCATCACCGGGTTGGCGATGTGCCTGATGAGGCTCGGAGTCGCGCCGGCCGATGAGATAGTGAAAAGCCTTGGCGCGGTGGCGGAATTCGCCCGCCAGACAACCGGCCCTGGCGCTGAGATCCCGATCATGCACATCATCGACATCCTCCAGGCGTGCGAGGGGACCCAGCATCCAGAAGCCGGTCTACTAGCCTCAGCGCTTCTCCACGCTGACGCGGGTCCATCCCTGCAATCGCCTCTGAGCACCTGGCTACAGCAAGCGCATCCAGATGAGATTTCCGGCGAGATTCTTCGATTGCTGCGGCAAGGGCTTCAGCGCGACGCTCAGCCAGATAGCGGCGGGGATGACTCAGAAGACGGATAAGGCGCATGAGGGGGCTCATTCCATCTCCCCCATCACCCGCTTCAGCTCGCGGATCTTCCGGGCCGCCTCGTCCCGCAGCCGCTCCAGCTTCCCCAGCTCGGCGTTGAGCGCCTCGCGCCCGATGAGCATCCGGGCGCCGCGCTTGGCCACCAGCCACTGGCTCAGCAGGTGGGTGCTGCAGGCCGTCTCGATGACCGGCACCTGGTAGAGCGGCAGGTTGAAGGCCTCCCGCGCCTCGCTCGACCAGGCGTCCAGCATGTACTTGCTCACCTCGGCGCCCGACAGCCGGCTCATCCGCGCCGCCACCTCGTAGCGGTCGCCGTCCGCACCCTTCAGCAGCTCACCCACCAGGTGGGCAACCTCCCGCCGGTAGTCCATCGACGCCGGCACCGGCGCCGCCGGCTGTGGCACCTCGAACAGGTCGGGCGTCATCGTGTCGCGGGCCCGCCGTGTCATGCGGCCTCCCGTCTACCGGAGCGCTGCGGGCTGACATTGCGCCGCCCGTCCCGGCTGCTATCCTGTGCTTGCGAGTGCGTAGACTTTTTACGCGGCCGGCCCATCATCCTATTGGGCAGCCCGTCTGCGTCGTAGCGCTCCGGGAACAGCACCTGCGGCGTCAGCCCGACGGCGTCCGCGATGATCTTTTCCATGCGCGGATACGGGCGCATGAAGGTCTGGTACAGCGTCGTCCGGGTCACCCCCGCCGCCGCCGCCACCTGGGCCAGGGATCTCCCCTGCAGATGGACCTGATACTTCACCCAGGCGCGCCGCTTGATGGGGTCGGTGATGAGCTGCCGTGTTTTGCTATCTAGCTGTTTCAT